GGTTTGTGTTGCATTAGGTTTTTGTAGAAATTATAGTATAGTTAGTTGTTTTCTAGCTTACTCATTGGTACTGGACATTTCTTTATCCATTGTTTCCTGTTTTGGGGGCTATACGCCCCCTTTTTTAAGCTGTGTGGCAGTGTGTTATTTTCAACCTAGCTGTGTGCTAGTGGTTTACCTCCTTTTATAAGCTGTGTGGCAGTAGCGAATATCGAGTTCTTAAATGGTACTACCCCAATCGAACCGGGGGCACAGTGCGTACCTTTGGTCCATAGAAAGCTATTTTTAGTGAACTATCTTGAAGTCTTGTTAAGGACTATTATCAAGTGTGTTTTGTTTAATTTGCCTGTAGAAAACCGGACGGAGAAATCCTAAGGAAGTGTGTATACAGCGTAAAGACTGTTTGTAGTGTATATGGGTCGGAGACTTCCCTGCTGTGTGTTGAGTAAAAAGAGTAGCTGTTGTTGTAAAAGGCAATGGACTCTCCGGTCTGTCCTCCGAAAGGAATCAGATTAATGAATAAACCTCAGGTAGCTTTAGCTTACGGAGCTTTAGTGAAGCCTGGTGTCAAGGTCGTTCAGTGGACTCGATATGTATGTATTTTGTATCCGAGCTATTTTCCGAAATTAAATACGGTTGTGGCTGTCTTGCTAGTGGCAGGCCCAACTGGTGTCAATATATATGTTTTCGGTATTTGCTGTGTGTTTGTGTGCGAAAATTCTCTAAATAGTAACCCCCCCATGGAGCTACTAATGACTAATTGCGGTAGAGATTCTAGCCTTGTGAGTTTGACAACTCAAATGAATTTTGACCTTGTTTTGGAGGAGTTAGAGTACTTCTCAAATGAGATGTGGCCTGGTGAGATGATGATTCAGCCGTCGATGATTCGATTGATTAATGCTGATGTTATTGTGTCCGAGCCAGAAGATGAAGGTGATACGTCGGTTGATTGGGATATTCTTCCCCCTCTGTTTTGCAGTGTCTGTAATTTAGATACTTCTGTGTGTAGATGCATGGAATCTGAATGCTGTGATTTAAGTTGTCCCGATTGTGTTGCTGTGAGAGATTATCCCAGTGGTACTGCTCGTTTTATTCCACCAGCGGATTTGTTTGTTCCACCTGCAGATTCGGTGTACATTGATGGTTTTGGAACTGCCAGTCCCTTTGTTAGGGACTGGTTGTCTGAGCCTGAGCAAGTACGCGTGTTTCGTCGTCAAGTAGAGGAGGTTCCCTTTTTGAGTAATCGGATTGAGGACCTTCCTTTCTTACGATGGACACCTGTGCGTGATGAATCGTGGTATCTTGGACGTTATGATTCGCCTGAAGAGAATCAGGTGAGTAATGATATTCCTATGGGAAATGAGTGGGAGGCGCGTTATGGTACTATTCGTGATGCTGTGCTGCAACCGGAACAGTTGTATGAATCTGGTTTGACTGATGCATGGTATCAGACGCCTTTCTTTTTAAATGATAATAATGACTATGAACCTGGTGGTCCTGAGGGTCCTTTGGATTTTGGATATTCTGATGAAGTTATGGAAGAACAACAGAATTTCAATCCTATCCTTTGGGCGTTACAGACCGCTGGTAGAGATATGGGCGATGATTATGATACGCAGAGTGAAGCAATTAGTGATGTTGAGGAGGATAACCCCGCCGAAGAGATTGTATTTACTATCATTCCTGCTGATTATGATGTGGAGGCTGCCCAGGCTTGGATTGATGCGATTTGGCCTGTTTTGGATGAGTTTTGTGATGTCTATGATGCCTATTGGGGCGCTCGTTTGCGCCTTATTTATGATATCGAAACTAATCCAGGACCCTCTCAATGTGTTTATGTTGGGTTGGCATCGATGGATGACGTTTGGGATCGCAGTACTTTTAAGAATGTGATTCAGAATGATGTTTGTCGTGCCTTCCCATTTGATTTTGATGAGACACGTGTTGAGTATGAGTTTTCTGGTGCTCCTTCTTTGATTTGGACTTTGTTTTGGTTTTTCTTTACCTATCAGTTCAAATGGCAGTTGTTTCCTTTTACTGTTTGGGTTTATGAACGTTGGTTCATGTATCTTTGGAGAAGGTTTCGCGATCGATGTCGTTTGTTGTATCGTGCTGGTGAGTACCATATTTTGTTTAAGTGGCAAGCTATGCGTGGCTTTGGTGTTTATTGTCTTCTTGGAGGTGTTTATGTTTACTGGGCTCTTTTTGAGATCATGAATTATTGGAATCCAGTTAATATCTATTGGATATCTTTAGTGATTTATGCCCTTTGTTTCCTTTGTATTCGCCTTTTGCAAGTTCCTGTGCATTATGCTGCACGTTTTCTTTGGGCTACTGATCATCATTTTAATAGTTATGGTCCGTGGCAGGCCCTTTGGATTTTGTGTTGTGATTATATTTGGAATTGTAATATCCAGGAAGTTGATGAAGTTCCTATTACCCAAGAAGCTTTTGATGATCGTAAGATTAGAGAGGCATGTGAAGAGTTTATTCATGAGTATTTTGATAATGATATTAGACATATTTCTACTGAATGGGATAGTCCCGTTTCTATGTTTAAGGATCATATGAGTGAGCAAATGGATGATGCCTTTGTTAAAGGAGATGCTGCGGGGCCTTTGCACCCTGAGTGGGCGTCCTTTGAACATTCTCAAGATCGTAAACGCATGTTGCAGATTCGTAAGACGTTGTTGAAGATTGTACGTAGACATGAGGTTCCTAAAGTTACTTCTGGAATGCTACGTTTGTGTATTTCTTCTTTGAATGAATATTTTAGGTTACATCCTAAGGAAGAGATGCGTATGTCTGAACAGATGTTTACGCAGTTTAAGGATTTTTTCACTCCTAAGATTGGTCTTGATGATTCTACTAAGAGTGCTTTCCTTGCTGCTGCTGATAAGTTGAGTAAGCCAAGTTTAGATATTCCTATGTTGACTAGTATTAAGGATCAGATTGTTCTTTGTTATGAAAAACCTGAGTTTCATCAATTTGGTCTTTTCCTTGGCTACTTAGCTCTTTCTATGTGTCATGAGAGTGGATGGTCTAAGGCTCTACTTGTTGCTGACGGTATTCATTTATATACTTCTTGGACGTATGGTTTGACTTGTCCTGGTTCCTTGGCCATGGGTGGTACTCGTGTGTTGTTTAAGCTCACTGAGAAGGAACCGGTTCAACATATTCGTCCTAAGTTTTTCTGGTCTCAAGAGGAATGGGAAGAGTATGAAGCACAGAGTGGTGGTGATCGTATGTGTGAACAGATGAAAGAGATCAATTGGGAAGATGATGACACTTCTGGTGTTGTTGAACCTCTTCTTGGTCTTGTTTGGTTTACAATGTTTGGTCGTGCTGCTCAAAAAGGTCAGTTTTCTTCATTTATGGATTCTATGGCTAAGATGCCCTCGTATGAGAAAGGGATTACTTGGTCTGTCGAATATTTTGTGAAGATTTTAGCTAAGTTTGCTGCTTGGATTCCTGAGGAATATGATATGCATGGCTGTTTAAAGCGTGATTCTATGTTTCCTGAACTTGATGTTATTGTCAAGGATGTTAATGATTTGGTGAAAGAATATCGTACACCTGATTTTCACCTTGATGCTGACACTATGGAAAGGATTTTTGATTTGGATCGTAGAATTGGTCGTATGTATAATGACCGTGATCTTAAGGATGCCAAGTTTACTGAAGCTCGTAAGATTTTGACCAAAGTCTCTCACTCTTTGAAGGTTATTCTTGACTATGCAACAACTAATGCTAAAGGTCAACATTGTAAGAGACAAAAACCTGTTGGTGTTATATTTTGTGGTGCCTCTGGTGTTGGAAAGACTTATGTGACTATGACTCTTGTCCAGAAACTTTTAATGCGGTGTCTTCCTTCTAGTTTAATTTCAGCTGCTGATCGTAATTATATGGATTTCGTTAATTTTCTTCAATTTGGCTATAACTTTATTCCTGCTTTTAAGAAGGGTTATATTAGTGTAGTCAATGAGTTCGGCGCTATGGTTGACGTAAAAGGGCAGAATTTTACTGGTATTGTAGATCTTTTACATATGGTAGATGAAGCTCCCCACGTTGTTGAGTCAGCTAGTCTCAATGACAAAGATAGTCAGTATTTTACTTCTAAATTTGTCATTATGACTACTAACCGTACTTCTTGGAAGGATTTTGAGTCCATTTATTTTCCTAAAGCTTTGGCTCGTCGATTCTTTGTATTTACTTTGTTTCCTAAGAAGGAGTACTGTACTGAGAAGTCTTTGAAGGCTTATACAGAAAACAATAATAATCCTTGGTTGTTATGTATCAAGGATGCTGCTGATATGCCTAAAGATAAAGATGGGGGTCCTTTGGAAGATTGTTATGAGTTTCTCCAGACTGATTTTTATACTGGTGAACTTGTTGGACCACATTTTGATGCTGAAGGTATTGAAGAGTTTCTTGTTCAACAACATGATCGTAATCAGAGTGTTTTCTTTAGTAATTCAAAGTCTGATAAGATTTTAAGAAGTCGTGCTTTGAAGAGAAGAATGGCCCTTACTGGTGAAGATTTTTGGGAGGTGGTCAATCGTGATGGTTTAGATCGTGCGAATGAGTTATTTCCTCGAAGACCCATGAATGAGCAAGGTTTCTTTACGGATATTATGGAGTATTTTTATCCTACTCGTACTTTTGCTATTGATTCTGATGACTCTGATTATGAGAAGCCTGTTGTTGCTGCTATGGAAGAACTTGCCTATGTTGCTGACTCCTGGATTGAGGATCCTCGTGTTAAGAAGGCTATTTTGGTTATTGGTATGTTAGGTGCCATGTATACTGCTTGGAAGTTTGCTCGTGTTCATTTAGTTGAGCAGAGTTTCGAGCCTAAGATTGTCCAGAAGCGTGTTGATAAGAAGACCCGTAAGGCTAACCGTGCTGCTGCTATGAAATCAACTGTACATGTTCCTGTGCAGGTTCTTGAAGAACAGATGCATGATTTTCGGAGCAATGCCATGAATATTGCTACTAAGTTGAGTTCTCAACATATCTATGATCTTCTTCATTTGAATCCTTTGACCAGTAAGTGGTATGTTCTGGGTAGAGTCGTTTTCATCTGTGGGCGCGTTTGTTTGTTACCTAAACATTATGTTCGTAATTTTAAGACGATTTATGCTGATGGTCATAAACTTGATCTAGCTTTGCGTCTTTCTTCGAATGTTGAGTCAAACAT